ATTTTCTTCACATCAATTCAGTCCCCAAAGAGGGGGTTATAACAAAACATAAAAAACATACAAATGAGAGCAAAGACATTGAAAACAAAAGAGTTGCAAGGCACTCTGATTCCTTCCAGGATTAAAACCTTTTCCGGCAGCCCAGTTGGTAAAGCATTGTTGCAGTTGAATGAGGATGAGGTAAAGATTTATGAGAAATTAAAGGAGCATCTTCAAGTTCACAAAGCAAGCAAGGATGTTGATGACATTTTCTTGAGCATTGCAACGCGTGCTATTGGCCATTTGCTTTACAATGCCGAGGTTCTTGCAGTTTCGGGCGCAGTTATGGTGCATCCAAACGGTGCAAGGCAAGTTTCTGCGGAGTGGACTGCATTTAAGCAATCTATGGATATGTTTTTAGAGATTAGCAAGAGTTTAGGCTTGGATCCTGGCAGCCGTTTAAAATTAGATTATTTTAGAGACAGTAATGATAATGAAGATGATGAAATAGCTAAATTATTAAAAATGAACTGATGAAACAAAGCATTTATGAATTTATTACATTTATAATAGTGCTTGGCATTATTGATGTCTCGTTATCTATACCTTTTTACTATCTCTGGAATTGGCTATTTGTTAAATTCTTTAATTTTAATTATATAGACTTATTTGAAAGCATGGGTTTTATTGCCTTGCTTATTATGCTTAGATTTTTAATGATAGATGCGAGAGTAAATAAATGAAATTTATAGAGGATGTTGTTTCGGGGCGATTACACATTGGCAACTATGCAAGGTTGGCAGTTGAAAGACATTTAAAAGATTTACAGGTTAACGATTGGGAGTACTATTATTCAGAGGAGAAGGCAACCAGGGCTTTCTCCTTTATTTCTGCACTCCGCCACACCAAGGGCGAGTTTGCCGGTCAGCGATTTAACATCCAGCCTTTCCAAGAGTTTTTTATTAAAGTATTATTTGGATGGCAGAAAAAGACTGGAGGCAGACGATTCCGCAAGGCTTACCTTGAAATAGCAAGGAAAAATGGTAAGACAGAATTAGCAGCTGCCATTGCCGTCTATTGTTTTCTGCTTGACAATGAAACTGGAGCGGAAGTATATACGGCTGCAACTACGAGAGACCAGGCAAGGATAGCATTTGATACGGCAAAGGTATTTTTAAAGAATTTAAAGAATGATTCTAAAACATTTAACAAGTTAGTTAATGTTTTAAAGTATAATTGTAATGTACCTACCACAAATACAAAGTTTGAATCAGTAAGTGCCGATGCTGACACCTTAGATGGATTAAATCCACATTGTGCTATAATTGACGAATACCACGCTCATAAAACAAGCGATGTTTTGGAGGTTATGGAAACTGGTATGGGATCAAGAACTCAGCCATTACTATTAATTACTACGACGGCAGGATTTAATAGAGAAAGTCCATGCTATATGTATAGGAAAGTAATGATTGATATTTTAGAGAAAAGAAAGATTGATGAATCTGTTTTTCCGCTACTTTTTTGCTTGGATGAAGGCGATGATTGGCAGGATAAAAAGAATTGGACAAAGAGCAATCCTAACCTTGGTGTAACTCCATACATGGACTACATGGATAACCAGTACCAAAAGGCATTGAACGAAGGAGCGGCAAAGCAGATACAATTTATGACAAAAAATTTAAACGTATGGACATCTACATCCTCCGTTTGGATTTCTCAAAGCTACATTGATGCAACAAGGTTATATATTGATGATGCTACGCTGTATAATAAAAAGTGTTATGCTGGCTTAGACCTTGCCTCAACGCGTGACATTTGCGCACTTGTACTTTGTTTTCCTGTGCAGGAAGGATTATCTAAACCACACATAAAAAGTTATTATTTTTGTCCTGAAGACAATGTGAGGGAGCGATCTCTTAGTGATGGTGTTCCTTATCTACAATGGCAACAAGATGGACATTTAACGATGACAGATGGGAACGTAACGGATTACGATTACATTAAAAACAAAGTTATTGAGATAACGGCTAAGTATAAAATAGAATGTATTTGCTTTGATAGATGGAATGCCTCACAATTAGTTATCCAGTTAACAAATGATGGCGCAAATATGAAACCATTTGGACAAGGTTTTATTTCTATGTCTGCACCAACTAAAGATGTAGAAAAGTTGTTTTTATCTAATGAAATTACACACGATGGAAACCCAGTATTGGAATGGATGATGAGCAATGTTATTTTGAGACTTGATCCTGCTGGAAATATAAAGATAGATAAGGCAAAAAGCACAGAAAAAGTAGATGGAGCGGTAGCAATGGTAATGGCATACGCACAAATAATGCAAGGAGATAGACCAACCATATACGAAAGTAAAGAAAGAGAAAGTGGTTTATTAATGCTATAAAATGTACCTAATTAAAATAAAAACCTTTTAATTATGGAGAATTTAATGAGAAAACATGAGTACGCTCAACAGGTTAGACAAATTAATTCAACATCCGGATATTTTCATAGGTTTTATGAATTGTCTGGGGAATGTCGGACACATCAAGAGGCATGGCAAAAATTAGAGGAGGAAAGAGAGGAGTTAGGGCTTGATGAAAAATACACAACGTATAATAGTTTCCGCAAAGCAAAAAGTAATTATATGGAAATGAAATTTGTGTAGTGTGTTACTCAAAGTTGAAATGTTCATACTAATCTGGTTTATATTTGCCGCATGGGATTAATTAACACCATGCGGACTTTTTTTTCTAATACTCGCGCCAGTATAGAAAATCCAAGTACACCAATTAACGGTGATACATTAGGCGCTTTATTTCAGCGTAGTTCTGCCGCTGGTGTAGCGGTGGATGAATATTCTATTATCGGTCTTCCTGCCTTTTACCGTGCTACTCAAATATTAGGAGGTGTTATTGCCTCCTTACCTTTTGATATTATAGAAAAAGGAGAAGATGGTAGTTTAAGGATAGCTAAAGAACATCCAAATTTTAAAATAGTTAGTCGTGAGCCATCACAATTTTACACAGCTCACACTTTTTATAAAACAATGGTGCTTCACTATTTGAGCCATGGTGTATTTTACGCTGCTATAAACAGAAATGCAAATAGCCAAAGGATTACAAGTCTTTTGATTCTTGATCCGGTGCAAATGGAAAGTTACTATAATACCAGAGGCGAGTTACTATTTAAGAATAAAAAGAATAACAAGAAGTATAGTTCTGATAACATCATACACATACCTAATCTTTCATGGAATGGTATAGATGGTTTTGTAATGCCGGACCTTCACAGAGATAACTACGGCTTGGCATTAGCCAACAGAAATTACGGTGCTAACTTTTATAAGAATGGCGCACATTTAAACGGAGTGCTAAAACATCCTGGCAAGTTAACCAATGAGGCATACGACAGATTAAAATCTTCTTTTAATCGTGCTTTTGGCGGAAGTCAAAACGCTGGAGGTACTGCTATCTTAGAGGAAGGTATGGACTTTCAAAAAGTAGGTCTTAATCCAAACGACGCAGCTTTCAATGAAACAAAGAAAGCTACTATATCTGACATTGCAAGGATTACAGGTGTTCCAGGTGTTTTATTAGAGGATATGGATAAAGCAACTTTTAGCAACATGGAGCAGTTGAGCCAAATGTTTGTTAATTACACCATTATGCCATTGTGCGAAATTATAGAGGCAGAATTTAATAGAAAGATATTTTTTGAGGTAGAAAAAGAAAGGTATAGTACACGTTTTAATCTTGATGGCTTACTCCGTGGCGATGTGGCAGCAAGATCTTCTTACTACACAACTATGCGTAATGTATTAGCTATGTCACCTAACGAAATTAGGATTAAAGAGAATATGAATCCTTATCCTGGTGGAGATTCCTATGAATTACCTTTGGCATCAAATATAAAAATAGAGTCATCCTCTGAAGATATTGCACACGAAGCTGAAGAAGAAATGAATAGTAATGGTGAAGAAGATTTAAATATTTAAAGATGCCGTACAGTAACTATCCACAATCAGCAACTAATGCAGCAAAGAAGGCTTTGAAGCATAAAGATGAGAATGGAAGCCAATGCGGTACAAGTGTTGGTTGGACAAGAGCAAGACAATTATCTAGCAGGGAGGCATTAAGTGAGGATGAAGTGATAAGGACATATAGTTTTTTAAGCAGAGCCAAGGTATATGACCAAGGCAAATATTTTGATGAGAATGATAATGAAATATGCGGTTCAATTATGTATGATGCTTGGGGTGGATCAACCATGCTACCTTGGGCAGAAAGAACGGCTAATAAAATAATGGACGAAAGGTCAAAAGAAGAAACAATGGAAAAGAGAAGTATAAATTATGAGTTTAGGGCTATGCCAGAGTCTCGTACAATAGTAGGCACTGCAACTGTGTTTAATTCTGCCTATGATATGGGTTGGTATGACGAAGAAATGAGTCCTGAAGTATTTACTAATGCAGACATGAATGATGTTGTTGCATTGTTTAACCATGATGCTAACATGGTACTTGCAAGGACTAAATCAGGTACATTAAAATTAAATCTTACTGGAAATGCTTTAGAATATTCATTTGAAGCACCAAATACAACTTTAGGTAATGATCTTTTGGAGATGGTTAAACGTGGTGATGTTTATCAATCATCTTTTGCCTTTAGTGTAGAAAAAGAAGACTGGCAGGAAAATGGTGGTGGTAAGCCAAAGAGAATAATCCGCAGTATAAAAAAGGTATATGATGTTTCTCCGGTGACTTACCCAGCCAACCCAGATACAATGGTGGCAAAAAGGAGTTATGAGCAAATAGCTGGAAAGGTAGATGAGGATTTACAAAGTGTAATTGATATCTCTGTTAAATCAGAGATTAATATTGATAACGAGTTACGCAGGAATGCCCTGCATTTACTAAAATTAAAAACAATTTAAAATGAATTCTAAGGAATTAAGAGAAAAGCGGGCTTCCGATTATGCGATAATGGAAGACCTACAAAAAAGAGCCGCAGCCGAAGGTCGCTTAATGTCAGCTGATGAGTTGGCACAATGGGATCAGGCGGATGCATCTTTTAAAAGTTATACAGACCAGATTTCTCGTTTAGAAAGATGGAATGAAATCAACTCCGAGTCAAGAGGATTAAGCGAGGTTGAGCAGACAGTTGCTGCATTGCCCACTAATCAAAGAGAGATTGTAAAGTCGCCAGAGTACCACTCTGCATTTATGAAGGCTATTGCAAAAAGAGAGTTAAACAACACTGAGCGTTCATTGCTTCGTGAGATGCGTGGTACTGCAACGATTACTACTGCTGAGACTGGTTTAGCTGGTGGTTATGTCATTCCTTACCAATTCTCAAACGAGTTGGAAAGAACAATGGCGTATTATGGACCAATGTTACAGGTTAGCCGTATAATCACTACTCCTCAAGCTGGTACATTATATTGGCCAAAGGTAAATGATACTGGTACATCTGCTAACTGGCACACAGAAGGTGGATCGGTAACTGTTCAGGACATGACATTTACTCGTGAAACTTTTGCTGCTCACGTTTGTAACACATTAGTGAAAGTATCTGTTGAGTGGGCAAATGATGAGTTTGGTTTATTGAATAGCGAATTGCCTATTATGTTAGGTGAGCGTTTAGGTAGAGCGTTAAACACTGCGTTTACAACCGGTGATGGTTCAGGTAAACCAACAGGATTTAAAGACGCTGCTCCATCCGGTGTAGAATCTGCATCTACTGGCGCGTTTACTGCTGCTAACCTTGTTGACCTTGTTCACTCTGTTGACATTGCTTACCGTAACTCACCATCTGCTGCATTTATGATGCATGACCAGATTTTAAGTGCGGTTAGAAAGTTAAATTATGATACTGCAAATAATCCATTGTTCCAGCCATCATTGAGAGAAGGTACACCTGATAGATTATTGGGATACAATTTCTTTGTGAATAATGATCTACCATCTACACAAGCTGCAGATGCAAAGATTATCTACTTTGGAGATTGGAGCAAATATATTATCCGTGCCGTAGCCAACAATGTGCTTGTGCCATTGCGTGAGCGTTTCATGGATGAGATGGAAATAGGCTTCTTAATGTATGCTCGTTATGATGGCAAGTTGCTAAATACGGCTGCAATTAAGCACCTTAAGAATCTGTAATCTTTCGTTGGGTATCAAATTTGGGGAAGGTGTTGTATCCTTCCCCATTTTAAAATATAATAAAATGGCTTGGAAAGTAACTACTGCACCTGTTAATGAACCTTGGACATTGTCTGATGTAAAAAACTATTTAAAAGTTGATACATCAGCTGATGATACCTTGATTACTACGCTAATTAGCGCAGCGCGTCAGGCAGCAGAAAGTTATTTAAACATGGCTTTGATAACTCAAACAGTTACTGAAAAGTTAGACCGGTTAAATAGTCCTACGTTATATTTAAGTGTATCTCCAGTTATTTCTGTTTCTAATTTCCAATATGCAGATAGCCAAAATACTACGCAGACTTTTGCATCTACTA